GATGTACATGCTTTATGGCAAGGTACATTTATGGTCGGATCCATGGCTCATGGTACTGGCGTACTTCGTCCAGACTGTGCTATTGAGATATACACAGCTACTAGCTAACTACCGTGGGGGCTATATGCCCCCTCTTTTCTTATGGGCCTTAACTTAACAACAGAATTAGAGGCAGTTAATAAAGTACTGCGGATGATGGGTGAATCACCTGTCAACAGTCTTGAAGGTCAATTTGGATTGGCTAGACAGGCACATGATTCTTTAAAAGAAACCAGCAGAACAGTTCAATCAGAGGGGTGGTCATTTAATACTGACTACGAGAGAACCCTTGCTCGCACTGCTGGTACTAATGAAATTGAATTGAGTTCAGATATAAGCAGAGTGAAGATTGATCCTTATGAATACCCAGACAATGAGGTAGTGCAAAGAGGACTGAAGCTATACGACAGAAGAAAGAATACTTCTATTTTTACTGAAGATTTAAAAGCTGACGTTACTTACATTCTTGGTTGGACTGATCTACCTGAACATGCCCGTCAATTTATAATGACAAAGGCAGGTCGCACACTACAAGAACAGATACTAGGTAGTGCAGATCTAAGTAAGATAAACATTACGGCAGAAGCAGAAGCTAAAGCTTTGTTTATGGAAGAGGAGAATAATGCAGGAGATCACAATATGATCAGAGGTAATCCTAATCACACAGGAGTATTCCAAACTTACCAACCAAGTCGTACTGTTCTTAGGTAGATGCCTTTAGTTAGTTCTGCTATTCCCAACCTTATCAATGGGGTTAGTCAACAGCCGCCTGCATTAAGACTGGCATCACAGGCAGAAGCTGTAATCAATTGCTTGCCTAGTCCAGTTGAAGGATTAAAGAAACGTCCATCAATGCAGCACGAAGCTTTGTTGTTTACTGGCACAGCATTGAACTCAAGCAAAACTAATCGACCTTTTGTTCACATGGTCGATAGAGATGGCACTGTTAAATATATGATTATTATTTACGAGACAAGTAGTGGGCCAGCTATCAAGGTATGTGACTTAGATGGAACAACATACACACCAAGCACACCAGACGGTGTTACCTATCTAGATGTAACAGGTTCACCTTCAGAACAAATCAGAGTTGCAAGTATTGCTGACTTTACATTCATTATTAATAGAGAAAAGAAAGTAATAATGGACACTGCTTTGTCTCCTGTATGGGGAACAAAGTCAATGGTATTTATAAAAGCAGCTAACTATGACACTGAGTACAGCGTCAACTTAAACGGCACAACAAAAGTATTTAAGACAATGCCAGCAGGAGGTAGGGAAACACCTGCATCCTTTACCACTAGCAGTACAACTGTCACAGTCACAGCTAATGGTCATGGCTTATCGACAGGAGATGAAGTCAAGATGTCATTCCCTGCTGGTAATGCAGCAGTAGCTGGTAAGTACACGATCACAGTTAACAGTGCTAATCAATTCCAATACACAGTCGCACTGTCTAGTTCTGCTTCTGGCAATTGCACTGTCGTTTATAACCCAACACTATCTAACGTCACAATTGCTGATGAGTTAGCCACCCTGCTTAATACAATCTCAGGGTTTACTGTTACTAACGACGACTACATCATTCGTATTACTAAAGATGATGGAGGTGCTTACACCTTAAGCAGTAAAGACAATAGAACTGGAGAAGATACCAAGGCTATTAAAGAAGTCGTTGATGATATGAGTGACCTGCCAACCATTGCAGAGCATGGCTTTATTGTCAGAGTGCAAGGAAGTAAAGCAACGCAACTGGATGATTACTTCGTCAAGTTCAACACAGTAGCAGGCAGTGGTTTCGGAGATGGAACGTGGAAAGAAACAGTTGCACCTGGTATTGAATACAAGTTCAATGCAACAACAATGCCTCATGTCTTAGTTAGAAATGTGGCAGCAAATGGAACTGTAACTTTTGAATTTAAGAAACATACATGGGGTGAACGATTAGCTGGTGATGCAACAACAGCACCTGAGCCTTCCTTTGTCGATAGCTACATACAAAACATCAACCTCTTTAGAAACAGACTGGTGTTACTAGCAGATGAGAATGTCATTCTTAGTGCTGCTGCTGCCTTTGAAAGGTTCTGGCCTGAGACTGTGCAAACTGTTGTAGATAGTGACCCAGTAGATCTAAGCACTGGTGGTACTTCTATTAACTTCCTTGTCTCAGCAGTCGCATTTGCTAACACTCTTCTCTTATTCAGTAGGCATGGACAGTTCAGGTTAGATGCAGGTATCAATGTCGGTTCTTCTTTAACACCAAAGACTGCATCAATCACAGCGATGACAACCTTTGACATGGCTGACACTGTTGACCCTGTTGCTGTTGGTCGTAACCTTTACTTCCCTATACCAAAAGGAGATAACTTCTCAGGTGTAAGAGAGTTCTTTCTACCTGACTCCAGTGGTTCAGTTCCTTTATCAGAAGATATAACTGCAAGTATTCCTCGTTACTTACCAAGTAATATCTGTAGCTTTATTGCTTCAGTGTCAGAAGAAGCGTTAGTTCTAATTAGTAAAGATCAACCAAGAAGAATATATCTTTACAAGTTCTTCTATGAAGACGACACCAAACTTCAATCAGCTTGGTCTTACTGGGAAGTAAATGTAAATGATGGTGCTAAGAGAATACTAGGAGCAGGTATGGTTGATAGTGATCTATATGCAGTTGTTGAATATAGCGACGGTGTTTACCTAGAGCATGTAGTTATAAGACCTGAGAATGTAGACGCAGGCACAGAGATAGAAATTCTACTGGATAGAAAAACAACAGAGTCAGAGACAGGTGTTTCAACAACACTTATAAACCCTGGTGCATTAGGAGTTCAAACAACTATCACTCTTCCTTACCCAATAGCAGCAGGATCACAGATGGTAGTAGTTGGAAGATACGAGGCAGGTAATACTCTCCTTAGACATGGACAAGTCATTGAACCTTTGTCACAAACAAGTAACTCAATCACAGTCCTTGGAGATCTCAAGACAGTTCCAAGCTCAGGTGACAATGCAGGTAAAACACCACGCTTCTTTATAGGTGAAAGGTATGAGATGACCTATGAGTTCAGCACTCCTTACATAAAAGAAGAACCCCCTGGTGGTGGTGTTGCAATAGCAGCAGGGCCGAAACTACAGATGAGGACATGGACTGTCTTGTTTGATGAGTCGTCAGCTTTTGAGTTGAAAGTTACCCCTGCTAGTAGAGACACAAACACTTATCCATATAACGGAATTGTCGTTGGGCAGTCACCTCCACTTATAGGAGATCCTTCAGTTCTTACAGGATCTTTCCGTGTTCCTGTGATGGCAAGCAATATAGATACTAAGATAGTAATAAGTTCTACGAGTCCACTACCTTGTCGATTCCAATCAGCCGAATGGGAAGGGTTCTATCATACGAGAGCGAAAAGGATGTAGCTTATCAAAGACGTACAGAGTTAGAAGATATTAGAATTATTGGCGACAATATGAGAGATAAAGATATAGCTGAAGTTAGAGCACAGTCAGGGTTAACACCTGTGGCTAGTTTGTTCTATTGCTTCTTTAAGAGTAACCCCTGTATGACTATGGTTAGCAGGCATGGGCATCCTATGGGTATGTGGGGTGTGATACCTGAATCAGATACGTCTGGTCGTATATGGATGTTGGGTTGTCAGTCAATGTTAGATGATGCACGTGACAAGCGTACGTTCTTAAGACGATCTAAGGTGGAGCTAGACAAGATTATTCAGGAGTATCCTGTATTATTTAATGTAGTAGATGCTAGAAACAAAGTTCATGTCAGATGGCTTCAGTGGATGGGATTTACATTCATCAAAAAGCACTCAGAATATGGGCCAGAAGGTCGTTTGTTCTATGAGTTCGTGAGGATTTAATTATGTGTGATCCCGTCAGTATTGTTTTAGGTGTTGTATCTGGTGGCCTCCAGATAATGCAACAACAGGCTGCTGTTAGAGCACAAAATGCTCAGATAGATTTTGAGAACCAAGCAGCACAACAGCAATACGATCAACAAGTATTACAAACCACAGCCAACAGAACAGCAGAACAACAACAGAAAGTTTTACAAGATGATCTCATTGCACAAACCACATCTCTAGCTAATGAAGATTTTGAAAATAGAATTGCTCAGATAAATTTAGGAATGATGCAAGAATCACAAGCAGCATCACAACAAAAACAAGCAGCACAAAAAGAATTTCTGGAAGGTCGTGGAGAAATACTGGCCTCTGGTCGTGTAGGTAATAGTGTAAGTAGTTTGCTAGCTGACTATCGAAGACAGAAAGCAGCGTTTGATTATGCAACAGATAGAAACTTAGCTTTCTCAGGAGCAGCAGCGACACAAGATAAGAGAGGTGCAGCTATAGAAAGGGGAGCCAGAATTACTAGCCAACAGCCATACTTAGAACGAATGTTCCTTGACCCCTTAAAACCAATGATGCGAGGAAAAGTAAGTGGGCCAGGAGCTATAGGCTTCTTAAGTGCTGGCCTGAGTGGTGCGACTACTGGATTAAGCACACATACCTCTCTAACTCAGGCAGGTATTTGGAAAGATGGTAAGTACAACTGGAGTGGAGCTTAAACAATGGCTACTAAAAAATTCTCTTTCGGTTCTTCTGAAGTATCTACTACCAAGAAAAGAAGTGGTGGCCCTTCGATGGGAGCCAGCGTTGCAGCTATTGGACAAGGTTTAGATCTAAGGATTCCAACTCTTCAACCTCAAGCATCTGCTGCTAGTACTTTCTATTCTCCTACTGCACCCAATGCACCAGCAGCAACATCCGTTCCTCAAGGATCTACTGTCGCAAAACCTAGTGGTGATCTTGAAAACTTAGCAAACAATCTTAGTAGCTTAAATCAAAACCTTACTCAGTTTGCTTCTACTTTTATTGAAAGTCAGGCTGAGTTAAACAAAGCAGCAGAGAAAAGAGCAGAAGAAGTTGCTGTCAAGCTTTCCCAAACTAATGGGAACTTGATGGGTGAGTACAATAAGATTCTTAATAAGGCAGATAAGGATAGAACCGACAGTTCTTTATCAGTACAAAAGCAAGCTTTAGCAGAAGATAACTACAACACACTTAAGTCGTTAGATCCAAGAGCATCAGATTATTTATCAAGAGCTTTAGAATATCAACATGGATTAAAACTGGTTGCTAATGCACCTAACTACATAGGAAATTTAAAAGATGAAGGTGGAGCACCTCGTATATTAAAACCATATACAGAAGATGGAAGTTCAAGTGAATTAGATATTGTATTAAATGAATATTATGCTAATGGAGGCATTAACAATCCAGGTGTTTTAGTTGATTTAAGACCAGCAATGGTCAATCAAAATGCAAATATAAAAAGAACAGTTGCTAAAGCTTATGCTACTCAACAAGACGAAAGGCATAAAGATGCTTTTGTTTGGGATATTGATAATTTAATTAAGAATACAACCTTAATTGAAGATGCTAACTATATAAAAGGATCAGGCTTTACTGAAATCTATGACAAGTTATATCACTCAGGAATGAGTGCGACTTCTTTAACAAAAGTAGAAGAAAATTTAACAACTACTATAACAGATTTAATATTAGCAAACTCAGTAAACTTAGAGACAGGGACACTAGACCCTGCTTTATACAATAAGGTTAAAGATTTTATATTAGAAGATATAGCAGCAGCTAAGACAGGGCCGATTGATAGTCAAAACAGACCAAGCTTGTTAGATAAATTAGGGCCAACTATTGTTGCACAGATAGAAGCAGACGTAGATTTTAAATACACCAGAGCATTGAATAATCAAAAGGTTGCAGATCAATTAGTTGCAGCAAGACAAGAAGAAGATCTCTTCTACAAAGAACTAGAAAAGATGAGTGATGGAGATCTTGATGAACCAGGCATACAGCCAGTTAAAGTAAAAGTTGGAGACAAAGATGTTATCTTCAGGATTAACCCTCAATCTTTAGAGAATTATAAAAACAATAGAATCATTGAGATTATTAATAATGAACCTGATTACAACTTAAGAAGATCAAAGATCAAACAAGTAGAAGATTTAGTAACACAACAAATTAAAGGATTATCTGAGAATAGATACACAGCAGGAAAAGAATTAGAAAGCTATGTTGGTCAGTTTAATGTTTCCCCTCAATTAAAACTTGCAGCAGTAGAACACGCTAAACGATTTAATATTATTACCCAAGAAAAATATACAGACTTGAGAGCAACAGTAAGACAATTAATAGGTCTTGAAGATAGAGAAGTAAGAGCAGTTATTGATACAAGCTATGACGATATAGTTAAAAATGTTTTAGAGAAAGCAGCACAACTTGATTTGTTAGGTGTTACAGGAGGAGCAGCTAACACTATAACTGGTGAAGAAGATCTTAGAATTGCAAGTTTATTAGATAGCACTGTCTTACGCTCTGGTGAATTATGGGCAGGAGAAGGAACAAAGCAGCAAAGACTTGCAAAGATTAGAGAACTTTGGGCTGACACTAAAGAACAATTTACTGAGTTCAATGTTCAAGCTTTTGAAAGACCAGAGCAAAATCCTTATATAACACTTTACGAACAAATACTAAATAAAGAATCAGATGTTCAGAAAAGTGAAGATGGAGAAACAATAGAACTAAAAGATGGAGAGACAACAGTGCCTACATTTACAAGACAAGATGGTTCAACTTACATAGCACCTGATACTTCTTATTCAGACAATGAACAGTTTGTTTTAGCCTCTGATGAAGTAGAAGTTTCTATTAACAAATGGGAAGAATTAAGTGACTACTATAATAATTTAGTTAAAGAAGGAAAGATAAAAGAAGGAGAACCTATTCTCAGACCAGACCTAGCTCCTTCCAGACAATATGCCTACAAGACAGGTATGGCAAAGGCGTTGCCTGGTGAATACTTAACACCGACAAGTTTAAAGAAAATGTATGACGATATTGATTTATTAATAGAGAAAGCAAATCAAGCTAACGATCCTGTCTACCAAACCAACTTACACTGGACTGATTTCTCTTCCGATCAAATATCAAGTCGTGGAAAAGAATATAATTATATTCGTACTTTTTCTGCTGGTTTTGCAAATGACCAAGGGGCACAAGTTGATGCAACAACTAATGCAGAAAATGCTGCAAAGATAGAAGTAAGTCAGAAATTTAAAGGAATATATGGAATGGATCAGATCTCTGATCTCGCTATGGGTACTGGTTATTTAAGAAATTACTTAACTAAAAGAAAAAATGAATTGTTTGTATATGAAGGTTCAGGATATGGAGGTGCTACACCTGTTGATCCAGCAGCACCAGAGGCCCACGAAACAACTCCTTTCAATCAAAGAGGTACTTTATTTGCAGAAACACCTTGGCATGTAATTGATAAAATAGGAGAGAAAAGAGGTAAGTTAGGTTCATCTGCCATCCTAAGTAGAGAGATAAAAGAGAAGCCTATATATGAAAAATATGTTTTCTTAGAACAGATAGAAGCATTAGCTGCTCAATCAAGTTGGATTCCTTATGCTCACGATCTAAATATAATCCTCAAGAAAACAAATACTCAACCTCTTAATTTCTTTTTGCATCAATACAGAGCACATACAGGAGAAGATATGCCTATGAATCTTCAACAGAGAATTATTCAAAGATTATCTACTGAGAAGATAGAGAACATGAAGAATCCTTTATTTAGAAAAGGATTATTAAACAAGGTAAACAATGAAAAAGATCAAGCAATGATAAATGACAGGAAAGATGAAATGTTAATTGCTGGCAACTTACAAGCTGGTATGCTTCCACAAATTAATGTTAGGGAAGTACCTTCAGGATTAACACCATTAGCAGAATCAAAATTTGATAGAACTTGGGAACCTAATACACCTTTA